AGCAGGCTTAACTGTTGCACTCTGTTTTGGATTTTCTGGTGCATAAAATCCAAAATCATCTGAATCTCTTGGCACTTTACACCTCGCTCAAATATGCAGTCATACTTGGTCCATCATTTTCTCTTGAGTATTCAATATTATATACTACAAACCTACTTGATGATGATGCAACCAAATCTAAGTTGTCAGAGTCTTTATAATCAATAGTTACTATGTCTCCAAGTTGTAGAGTTGGGATTGAAAATAAATTTACACCAACAGATTTCTTTGGATGCATAATTTTATTTATAATCCATCCCATTAATGCCTCAGCATCGTCTGGTGTTTGAACATACATACTATCTATAGTAAATTCATTTTTTCCGTAGATCATTCTACTCTGTCTAATTTCATCATATTTAGATTTTTCTACAAGAGGAGAGTAAGCAAGCGTATCACCCTTAAACTCTGGATCAGATAAATTTCCACGTTTTTTAAAGTATTCATCAACTGTTAGTTCATGGGTTGTGTCTTGTGTAAAGGTAATTCCTTGTATTCTTAAAAAGTTTCCTGTTGTTTCATCTAGACTTAAAGCCTTGTCCGTAGCGTTAAAAATTAAAAATTCTGCTCCATAAGAATCTGCTTTAAACCCAGAGGTTGTGTACCCCTTGATTCTATTAAATGTTGGAGACAACTGTGCATAAAGAGCAGGGTAAGCACGATCATACTTAACATCAAAATATGCACATTCACGCATAAGTGTTCCAAACTCTTCAAAATACATATTATATTTTGGTGGTTCTTGTGCACTAATTCCAGAAAGATATGTGGACTGAATGATTCCACTCATTGCGTATTTTCTAAATGATTCGTTGGCATTAATCTTTGTGTCTGAAAGGGCAGATGAAAGAGTCTCTCCAACAGTAAATACACTATTTTGAGAATAGTTTTCTGAAAGTGCATAGATGTTTTCAAACATAACTCTTGAAGATCCACGGGTAAATAAAGCCATATTATTGTAGATTGGAAGTGGATCTGTATCATCAACAACTCTTATAAGTTTATTATTAATGTATAGGTAGAATCTTCTGATCTTACCAATGTCTTGATACTCTACTGATAAATCATATACCGTTGGATTATCTTCGCCAGACATTCTATACTGCCCAGTAAATCTTCCATCGTCTACAAGTATTTTTGAAAGACCTCCCCAGAGTTTAACAGGAATTGCGTTATTACTTGAAGAGTCTTTTTTAACTTTATAAAAAACTATATTGTTAATAGATTTTTCAGCCTCACCTTTTGTATTTAATTTTAAGTATGAGTTAATGTTATCTTCAGTCAATGCAATAATTTCAAAATAGTATCCGTTATTTGTTTCTGGATTTAGTAGAACTGCAAGCCCACCGCTTCCACCACCAATGTTTACGTTTTGATCTGGCTGTGTACCTGAAGCCTGGTAGTATGTTGTACTGCCAATTGGTGTCTGAGTTCTACTAGTATTATTTTCAATTTTACCAACTATTCTCATTCTTGTTCCAAAATGTTTATATGCATTATTAAGTGATTTATAAACATAGGAAACAAAGTTAAGCGGAACATCTGTAGTTTTAAATGATGGACCATTCATAACAAATGCAGATGATTGAATAGTTCCAGTTTGAGTACTTTTTAAGTTATTAACTTGTGTTTCAGTTAAATAGTTAGTTGCCATAAAGTTTTTAATAATTCCATTGCGTGTTGTTTGTTTTGCAAGAACATTGTCAACGCCTGCTGCGCCAACGGTAGTTGCTGGGTATGTGACATCTTCATCTAACTGTGTTGTAAACATAAAGCCAGCCTGCATATTACATCCACGAACATAATCATTATTAGACCAGTAATCACTTATACCAGCAGTATGCTCAGTTACGGTTGTTCCAAACTGACCACGACCATGATCAAGAACGGCACCATTTTGAAGTCTAGTAAGTCCATCTACGGTTTCATAGTACGGAGTTGAGTAGATTCTTATAAGACCAGTAGGATAGATTTTTCCATTAAATGGTATTGATGCAAAATATTTTTGATACTCTTGGTTGCTGCTAATCCATACGTTTCCAGTTCCAGTAACGTTAAACTCAGCAGCGTCATATCTAATGATTTCACCATTTGAATATAGATATCCGTTATATCTGGTTAGCCAATAAATATTTTCACCTAGGTCAATTATGTTATTAGTAACTGAATGGTTTACTACTGTAGGTAATGCTGAAGATAATATTGAGTTTAGTGGCATTGCTCCTAAAGCATAGGCACTGCTTTTTTGTGTTGATGAATTAATGGTTGTTAGTTTATCTGTTCCAGAAACTTCCCAAAGTAAAGAAGGTTTGTATACCCAAGTTTTTTCACTTGCAAGAAAAAATGGCTGTTCAATAGATCCATAAGTTCGTTGAATATATCTGGTTGTATAGTTAATCTTTCCATCATTATAAATCTTTTTATCTTGTGATGCTATAGAAAGAATATTTGGCAAGTTTCCAGATGTTGCATTCTCAGTTACCCCTGCATCTGTTTGATTGTTTGATCCTGAAAGAACAAAGTCTGTTGATCGTTGAGCCTCGGTTGGCATTAAATAATCTTTACTCATTACTACAAAGTTATTATATTCATCAAAGAACATTGCTGTTTGTGTTGCTAGGGCTAGTTGATTTAAAACCTGTGCAACATTTTGATCTGGTGCAACAAAAAAGTATGGGATGATTGGATCTGATTCTCCAGTTGTTCTTCTAAATGTATAGTTTGTAAAACCAATATAGTCAAGAAGCGTTGTTATAGCATAACTTAAAGATGTTTGTGTTGTTAAAAGTCTTGGCGCTGGCATTGACTCTAAGAAAAAGAAAAAGTCTCTAAGGTTAATCGATATTGTTCCAGCAGTAACATCGGCTTGAGGAAAACCTTCTGAGTATAAAGTTTTAATTGGAATGTAATAGTCAAACCCATCAACATCTAAGATTATTTCATAAAAATTAAACTTTATATTTTTACGAACATAGTCTGAAATAATGCTTGATGAGTTATTTTCATTAAATGCTTGGTCATCGTCAAATAAAGATATGGTTCCATTTGAAGCAAGAAGTTGTCCAACTGGTAAAGATGTTATACCAATATCAGAAAGTGTTTTTGTAATCTTAAAATCAACAACCTTGTCAGAAATATCAAGCACTAATCTAGGAGACATTTCGATAAGATCAAAGGTAGAGTCAAACTTATTCATTGTATCTACTACAACTCTGATACCACGTATATACTGAAACTCTCTATAAGTTAAGTCCCCCGAAATATTGTTATCAAATGAGTCTGGAGATGTTAGGTCAGTTACAAAGTTTGTATTATTTGCAACCTCTTCTGAACCTAGTTGCCATCCATACTGTGGGGTAAATGTTGCATAGTCACCGTTAGTCCATATATGGAATGTTCCACGATCACCTTCATTTTCAATAACAAGATATGCGTAACCTTCGACAGATGTTTCTGGTAACAATATATCAGATGATAATGTTGAAGCAAAAATAAAAGAGTCTTTATACTCTTCTGGAATAATTAAACCGTATTCAAGTTCTACATATCCATCAGTATCTATAATTGCTTCGCCAGAACTACGTGTATCATTTTCTGTAAATGAGTATGCATCAACCCAACTATTTTCTTTTAGGTATTGCACTTTCCATCTGCTTGGAGTTGTCTTGTTTAATGTCCCGAATAGTGGGTCACTTATTGATGTAGTTGCCGTTGTAAAAGGTCCAAGGTCTACATCTCCAACATTTGTCTGCATTTTTATAATAATTCTATTTGTTGGCACATTATTTTTATATACAACAAATGGAACTGCATCATCAATATAATAAAGATTGTTTGATATATTTTTTGCAATGCCACGCTCAATATTACTTTCTGTTCTATACGATGTCCAATATTTAAACTCGTCATATCTTGAAGGCATGTAATATCTAGGTCTTTGCGCCATAGAAGCACCAGAGTTCGCTATAAATCTATTATTAAAATATAAAGGTTTATTAATTCCAGATCTAGGTCTAAATGGTTTTAAACAGTCTTCTAAAGAATAGATCATCTTCATCTTATCTTTAGTTGATGTAAATACTTGTGGAGTATTAGAGTTTGTAAAACCACCGTCAACTACAACATCAGCATCTGTTGCGCCTGTAAAATAATTTCCAGTGTCTAACTGATCAAAGTCGTTTGGCAATGTAAAGTATTGAGACGTATTGTCAAATGGTCTATATCTATAGTTGCCAAGTTTAAATATATTATCTGGCATATTCATATTCCACTCAGCCAAAACAAGTGATTGCAACCTAACTGTTGCAGATGTTTCTAGATGTGTTTTTAGTTCTTCATTTACAAACACTCTAGACCTCTTCCAGCGTTACCGAAATATTCCAAAGATCATGGTTAGCCCCACCACGTTTTACAACAGTATAGTTAAAGTCAGCAAAGTAAACTTGCATAATTTGATTGTATTGTGCTAAGTGACCATACGCTGCGTTATCACTTCCAAAGTTATTATACTTATCGTATGATAAAAACATCCAGAAAGGTCCCTTATGATTTTCATACCAATCAAGTAGTTCTACACCGCCAGCACCACCGTCTGCTGTATATTCTTGACCTGATACATTTTTATATGGGGAAGATCCAGTAGTTGGATTAAAATCAGCAGGTAAATGAAAGCCTCTAGATGGAAGATTATTCCAAGACAAGGACATAGTTAATTTATCTGCAATATGATAAGACCTCATCCTACCATTAATAGTTCTTTGACGTTGTTCAATTCTAGTTGGCTTAAACTGAAGTTCCCCTCGATTATGGTCAGACAAGATAAGGAACTGGTCTAGGAGGGCTTCACTAGCCCCCTCTGGGGCATCTACGCCTATTTCATAGCCTGTTGGTACATAAACTCCATCTTGTAAGGTTCCAGCGTTCTCAGACCAAAGCAGAGCCTGTGGGCGTTGATATCTACGACGACCTGTTAAATATGCTGCGGTAGCCATTACTTCTGCCCTCTAATTCTCTGTGAATCAATATACTTAATCTGACCGATTACTGCTCTGGCAATATCGTTAGAACTTGCATTTGACTGTGGAACGCTAATTCCAATATTATAATTATACATGGTGCTTGAGTTATCTGAAACAGTTGTTGCTACAGAAGTAATAGTTGGAGAAACTATAGATGAGTTATTAGATGAGTAAACTGCTGGAGTCATATCTTCAATCATTGAAGGAAACTTAGAGTTATTCATCTGATTAAGCATTGGACCAAACCTCTTAGTTGCAGCCTTATTCATTACGAACTCTCCAGGGGTTAGCATTGCTGGGACGGTATCAGAACCAACCCTTCCACCTGAAGCCATATAGTTAGGTACCATACCACCATAATTCATTGCCATAATCTTTCCACCGTACATTTTTCCAGTAGGTCTGACTCCTGCAATAACTCCTGCAGCAAGTCCACCAAGAGGACCTGTCGATGTTGAACCAGAACCTGCACCACTTCCTGAAGATGTATAAACAGTATTAATAATATGTGTTGTGGTAAAAGTTTTATTCAAAGCATTCCATGATGCTAGAATTCCTGCAGATTTTGTTGCAGATTCTGCAATAATACCCTTAAGATCAGTTGCAGGTTTAATTGATTCATCAAGTTTTGGTTTAGTCTTTGTCCAATTATCTAAAATAGCCTTTGCTGCAATGGCAGATGCAGAAGTTTCATCTTCAATTTTTTTATTCAGAGACTCTGCAGCAACCAGTTCAGTGTTTATAGTTACCCATTCTTCCTGTGTTAGTCCAAAATAACTTAACTGGTCAATAGCATCTTTAGTCATTTTTTCATAAGCATCTTTGGCTTTAGTAGTATCTTCAAGAATTTTTTGTGACGGAACTAACTGCAATGTTTGTACTGCATAAATTTTATCTTGATATCCTTGTATTGCTGCCATCTGAGGAAGTCTTAATTGTTCCTTAGCATAAATAGAATCTTGAATTCTTTGAATGTTGGCTTCAACAATTTGACGTTGTTGTTCTAGTGCAAATGTTTCTTGACCTATTTGGAATTGACGTTCTTCAATTTGAACTCTTGTCATTCCGCTAACTGATACTCCACCAAGTTCTGCTTCTCTTGCAGCGGCAAGTGTTCCTGATGATCTGCGTGAAGCAGCCTCTGCAGCAGTTGCTCTCATTTCTTGAGCAGCGGCTGCGGCAGCAGCAATGTCTCCTTGGCTTAATGCATCGGCAAGTGTAAGTCTTTGTTTTTCTTGTGCTGCAATCTCTGAGTTAAGTTGTGAAATTTTTGATAACGCTTCTTCTTGAGCATCGTATCTTTTATTAATCTTTTCTTCTGCTTTATCAATAAGTCCAAGAGTATTGGAAAGAATATTAGACTCATCACTTAAATTTGCAAGCGGTCTATCAAAATTAATATCAGCAGTTCTATTTAAAGTGTCAACCTGTGCATTAAGATTATCAATTACTCGGCTTCCATAAACAGCATTTACTTCAAGATCACGTTGAGCGGTATCAATGCTTGACTGATAGCCATCTATTTCATCATTGGCATTTTCAATTGCCTGTGTTTGTTTATCTATTTCAGAAGTAAGAGCCTTGTATACTGGAGAGGCTTTTCTTTGTTGTTCAATTAAGGCACCCTGTTTATCAAAGTAATCATTTGCTTTTGATAATTCTCCTTGGACTATTTCTATTTTTCCAGCAGGAGTTGCCAGTTTTAATGCAACGCCAACTCTTTCTAATTCATCTGCGGCAATTTTGGCATCTTCTGCCATTCTCTTTAATTCTTCAGAACTAATATCTGCTCCATTTATTGCTACTGCAAGTTCAGCATCGGCAACCATTTCAACTGCTTGAGCAGTAGGAACGCCAGCAGATTTTAACTTTTGCAGAGCAGCAAGTTGAGCCTTTGAAGAATCTAAACTTTCTTGCTGTGAATATTGATACTCACCGATTATTGCTTCATCATACGCTTCTTTAAGTGCCTTACCTTTATCTGTTAATGTTGCAATACCATTTTTTTCTGTTAAATAAATTTTACGAGTCTTATCATCCATTTGATTAATAAAATCAAGAAATTCTCTACTTATTCCACCAGGGTTTGACTTAAGCAAATCTTGCATAACTCCACCAAACTGAGTTAAACCTTTTCCACCAGTTTGCTTTAGTAATTCTTTTATTCCACCAGTAGCATTAATTGATGCTTTACGAACCATCTTAAGTCTATTTAAAATATCATCAAGTGTTGTATCTCTTGTGCCAGGTCCTTCTCTATCTAAAATATCTTGATTTGGTAAATTCTTTTTATTTAAAATACCCTGCCTGCCAACAAGGCTTGCCTTTGCTGCATCCATATATTTCTTTTTTTGTGCAGCAGCGCCTCTACCTCTAAGTTGTGTAATTCCCTTTGCTGCCATATAAGCCTTTAGAACATTTTTATCTCCTGCAGCAACAAAATCAATTACAACTTTTTCATTAACTGTTTTAGATGTTCCAACAAGGGTTGTCCAAAGAATATCCATCTCTTCTTTGCTTAGATCTCCAGTTATACCAAGATCAAAAAATGCTTCTTTTGTTAATTCTTCTTCAGGGATACCTGCTAATTTTTCAGTTATAGCAGCAACCTCTTTAAGTTGGTTTGCGCCATCATCATTAACATCAATTGTTATTCCATATTTTTGTTGCATATTAGCAAGAGTTGCAATAGCCTTCATATTTTTATCAAAATTCTTAGGATCTTTATTTATGATATCCATGAATATTGGAAGGTTGGTATCTGATACTCCAGCCTTCATAAGAAGTTGCATTATTAGATTTGCGTTTTCACTGCCTTGATCTTCAACAAGAATAGAAAACTTGCTTTCAAGATTTTCATTGTTTGCAAGTTTCATTATGGTTACTGGATCAAGGGCTCCACTTGCAAATTGAACCTGTAGCATTGCCTTAAAGTCTGCATTTCCAATACCGTCTAATGCTTTCTTTGCTTCATCAGCAAAAACTTTCATTGGTCCATCTTTATAAAGTGTATCTATTGCTGCATTTATACCCTTAGTAAATATATCTGGACCAAAAGCATCTTTTTGTGCAATAAGAAGATTTAGCGCTTCTGCATTTTTTGCATTAAGTGTATCAAGTGCTGCTTTTCTTTCATCTTCAATCTTTTTAATTTCTTCATCTGTTTTAGCCATCTTAACTTTAATATCATATTGTTTATTTAAAGAGTCAACCAAGCCATTGTTCATGGCTACTTGTTCTAAACCAAGTTGAAGTGCTGCAGCACCAAGGTTAGCGTTACTTTCTCTTGCTCCCTTTTCACTATAAGCAGCGCCCACACCGCCAATTGCACCTACTACACCTCCAGCAATGGCTCCTCCTGTTGCAGTAACGGGAGAAAAGGGTCCACCTGCAAGACCAATACCTGCACCGATTGCTGCACCAGCACCTGTTGCCCCAAGTATAGTTTGGGTAGCACTAAGTCCAACGGTTGGCTTTATATTTTCTAGAGCAGTCTTAAAGAAATCAGCCTGCCTTGTCATTGATTCTTCTTGAATTGCAAGGGTAATCTTTAAAGGATCTGTTGCTAGATTTTCTCCATTTGGTCCAAGCAGTGTGGTTAATCTACCACTAATAATGGCTGGTATCTCGTAACTCTTTAATTCTTCACCAAGTGCAGAAGAAATACTTCTTGCTTGGTCTGTTGTTATTACACCTTGAACAATAGCGTATGCAAGGCTATTGGAAATGTTTCTTCCAATTTCTTGAATACCCTGACCAGATTGTGCTTGTTTCTCAATATCTGCTAAAAGACCCTTACCAAATTCGCTACCAAGAATATTTTGACCAAACTTTCTTTGAACAGCATCTTCACCAGTTAGAATACCTTCTCTTTTCCTGTTTGCCTCTTCACTAGCACTTACAGTTCCAGCAATTACCGATAAATCATTTAATTTTGTTGATGTCATATTCATAGACTTAGCGAGATCAACTCCAGCCTTTCTAGCATTTTCAACATCTTTAGCCATCTTTATAAATACACCACCAACAACTGCTATTGCTGCGATTGCCGCTACCCAAGGGTTTGCAAGCATTGGCAGAAGCATTGTTATACCCTGTAAACCAAATACGAATGGCATAATCTTTTGTGCCATCTCTCCAACCTGACCACCAGCAAATGATGCAGCAATAGTCAAACCACTCATTGCTCCAATACCAACACCTGCCTTAGAACTAAACTGTGTTAGTTTTTCTCTTGTTGTCATTTGAGCCTTTGTAGAATCATCCATTGCATTTGCAAGTCTTCCCTCTGCTGCTATTCTACGCTTGGCTTCCTTTAAACTTATCTTTTCTGTTGCTGCTATTAACTGTGCACGAGATAGTTGTGCTGATTGTGATACCGCTCCAACTGTGGTACTTCCAGTTTTTTGTCCTGTTGGAATACCTTGCTCTGCACCTGCAATTCTTAGTTTTCCAAGTCCTGGAATAAATGCTGATCTTCCAGATTTTAATGCCTTAGTTGATTCTTTATTAAGAATTGCTTCATTTTTTCCAATGCCAACTGTTCTTTTTTCACTTGGTGCGCCACTTGTAGTTGTTACTCTAGCAGGTTTTGCTGATCCTGTTTGACCAGTTACTACTCCCGAAGCAATTTGTCTTTGCTGTTCTCTTGAAAACCCTTCAACCTTTCCTCTAGAAACTCTAGATGCAGTATCTACTCCTAACTGTATAACCCTCTTATGTAATTTATTATAAAAAGATGGCTGTCTAACACCAGTTAGTGCAACAACACCTTTTGCTTGATAAATCTTATCAACTTTTGCTAAACCCTTTTCATGCATGTCAACTTCAAATTTTGCAATTCTTGCAATACTCTGGAATTCTTTTGCAGTTGTAGGATGTTTTCCAGTTGCAGCAAATGCTTGATCATATGATAACTGTCTAATTTGTTTTGGGCTATATCCAAGAGTCTGTAATTTATTAGGGTCTTTTATTATATCGTTAATCATGCTTCCTACTGCAGAACCACCTGCACGATTTAAATAATTATTTAGTCCAGCATAATCTGAAACAAGTTGACCAGATTGCCATTTTCTTGGATCTACAGATCCTGAAATTCCTTGTGGCTTTAATATATGAGATTCTTGTTTTCTTAAAAAGTCTTGTTGTTCTTTTGGAGTTAATCCTGCAACAGTAAGGGCATTTTTAAGTTTTGCAGTTTCTCTATCTAAACCACTTCCAGCAGTTTGAGCATTTATCTCTCTTCTTAGTTTGGCTATTGCTGGATTATTTGCAGTTGCTCCGCCAGATGTGCTTTTACCTGCAGATATATGCTTAAATACCTTACTAGGGGTTAATGGTTTACCTTCACTTACAAGTGTATTCATTCTATTTGAAATAGTTTTTACTGCACTTTGTGGACCAACTCCACCTTGTGCTGACTCTTTTAATTGTGAGTTAATCTCTTTAACCATTCTCAATGCTGTGGTTGGGCTTGTAGCAGTATACACAACACCATTAAACCTAAATTGTCCTTCTGGTAGCAACTTTGCTTTTCTTGCTATTGCATTTTTCATTTGGAACTCAGAGTCTGTCATAGCAAACCCAGACATACCAGAAACTAATTTGTTTACTTGACCTGGGTTAGTATTAAGAACTTGTGCTGAAGGTCCACCTAAATCAAGTTTTGGTTGGAACTGTGGAGAGTTAGCAAATGGTTGTGCATCTCCAGTACCAGTACCAAATGCTTGCAAGGTTCCATTCATCATTGCTTCAATAATTGGTTGATACTGTGGATCTTGTGCAATATCT